CTAAATCATCATTGCCAGGATGTTTTGAAACGTGACCAAACTCGTTGCGTTTGATTTCCCATTTGTTTTGCATATCAGCAGGTGGAATCCAAGCAACCAAGAACCTTCCTTTTTCGGTTGGGGTCCAAATAACTCTTGAATCAGGAATGTTATCTTCCCACGAAAAATTTCCTCTTGTGAGCGTTTTTCTTATATCGTAGGTTTCGTTGAAATCTAATTGGTCGTTAATTTTTTGTTGGTCAAATATGGTAGAAACTGACTCGTCACGAAAAGCATCTGCCTTGGTAGTAGGATTTAAACGTCGAGCATTCCAATAATTCTTTTCGCCCAATAACCTTTTTGATTTAAACTCATTTTCATAGAACTGTAAAGCACCTATTAATTTTAACTCTCCTAGTGCGTTTACAAAACTTTTTCCTTTTTCTACAATAGTATGGCAAACCCCATATTTGTCAGTGTAATCCTCTGCGTTATGATGTGCAGGTAGGAAATAAGCATATAGCCCTGTAGTGGTGCTTCCGTTATCATTTCTTCGTGAAACATTTGAGCCAATATCCATTTTTTTAAAATCTTCCCCTCCTTTTGCTATAGGGTTTACTGTAGAGCCAATAAATGCTTTACCAACAACTCTACCACCTTGAATCATTGTAGGTTCGATGTTTGACCAATGCTCTAAATAACTTAAATGCTCCCATTTTGAGGCTTCATCCCCAAAATAAAAGTTTAGCTTTACAGAGTCATAAGATAGTATCGCTGTGGCTCTATAATCGACTGTAGTATTTAGGTAATCCGACGTCGAAGTGTCTTTTGTTTTTTTAGCTGCCCTTGAATTATCAGATGGCTTACCAAACACCATTTTCTTTACATCATCAATTTTTCCTTTTACAACCGGTTGAAAAAAGAAAGGTAAATTCTGAATTACATAAGAGTATTTTCGAAATACTACTGTCGCATCCATATCTGATTTAGAAGTGATTCCTATGTATTGATTTTTGGTTGTAGTCGATAATTCTACAATATGGTCTATTGCCATTTCGGTAAATCCGGTACGACGACCTTTGGTGAAGAACATTCCAATACTTCTTTTATCAATCAAACACGCTTTGGCGAAATAATACATATTCGCCTGTGCCATACGAAAGTCTTTATAACCTCCTGTATCTGCCATTTGGTTCCATTGCAACCCCATATAATGTTCGGGAGTAATGTAAACCGCTTGTCCGTTATTCATAAACCAAACCCCTTCTCTACGTCTTTTGTATTCCTTTACTATATAATCCGCAAAGGCTTCTTCGGTATCAGGAGTCAAACCTTTCGGCATTTCTTGTCTTCTCCAATATTGTTCAGTAGGAGCGTATTTTTCAAAAAGTATCTCGGTACGTTTTGGCTTTTTTGGAAGCATTATATTTAGTCCATCAAGGGTAATGATTTCGCCTTTTGTTCCCAAAGGACAAATCATTACACTATCGGTTTCGGCATCATACCATTCTTTATGATAGTTTTTTAATGGATAAAACTCTTGGTTGGCAAACTTTTCAGGATAACCTCTCTTGAATTCCCGTTCTTGCAGGTCAAATTTGTCAGCATCGATTTGGTTTTGTAATTCGATGTTTCCGGCATTAATATCCGTGATTGCTTTAAGTAAAAGAGGTTTTGAACGAATTGCAGTTCCGTATTTCTCGGCATCTAAATCTTCAAAATTTATCCCTTTTTTTAAGGCTTTACGCAATACATCAATCGAGTTATTCCCTATTGATACAAGTTCAATGATGTAGCTTCTTAATTTTTCGTGGCTTGGAGCGTTTGGACTGTTTTGCCAAGAAACTAAAAGTTCTTTGATAGCAATGAAAGATTCTATTCTAGATCTAACAAGCGCAGACAATTTCTCATCGCTGACCTTTGATATTTCAACGTTAAGCTCCATCCCTTGTAGGGAATCTTTAATGGCAAATTCTATGTCTTCACTCAATCCTCGCATATACAACAAAGATATAAATTAAACGATATTAAACGTTTGTTGTCGGAAACTATTTTGTGTTTTGTATATGAATTTGAAATTATTTACTAAATTTGTAGTTCAAAGAAAAGAACATACATTTCCTAAAAACAGTAAAAATCTTAAATTTTAAATTATGAAGTAGTCAGTAATTTTTCTCGAATTTATTGTAAAACCACTCAAATGAGTGGTTTTTTTTGTCTATTGCGTTACTAAAAATTGAGGGTAAGGGTCTGGCTCGGAGTTTATAACTACTGTTGGTGTTCCGTTAGTTACTTTAGTCATAAATTTATTTAAACCACTGTGTGAAGTTAGTGTAGTGTTTATAAATAATAGATTATCTTTTTTACCGTCTGTTCTATTTCTTGCTACAGCATCGCCGTTTATAATTGAATTTAATACTAGTAAACCATTATCATTATTTGGAACAGATTGTGCAAATCGAACACTGTCTAAAAACTCACAACCCTCTGCATATAGATTCACAGCTTTTGCAGTAGATACATTTGGAGTGTTATTATAAAAATTACAACTATATAGTGATAAATCTCCTACATCTAAAGTATAATCCGCACCACTGGTATTTCTTATATCACAATTAGCCATTATTGAAAAGTTATTACTACCATTAACATAAGCTGTTTGGTTTCCATCGTATTTACAATCTACCCAAGAATTTAAGTTATTCCCTCTCATAGCTTTGTTTGATGTACCAATACCACAATTTATATATTGATTTTTATAATAAACAACTTTATCAATATATCCAGAAATATCAACATTATCAGTAATCATTTTTGGTTCTTGCATGATACCAACACCACAATTTACAAAACTAATATTATCAAAAAAGCAGTTATCTGTTCCACCCATTTTATAATAGTGAATACCTATTTGTTGGTCTCTGAACACTACAAATCTTGTATTTATATAGGCATTCCCAACATAATTCTCTGGAAAAAATTGACCCGCACTACCGCCCTGAAGAGTTAAATTGGCTAAATGATAACTTATTCCGTTAACAAAAGAAACCATAGTTATTAGCGGAAAATCATCTGTCAAACCACATATAACAGTTTTGCCTGTACCAGAGCCAATTATTCCTTGATTCTGACCACTAACATATAATGTTGAACTAATATAAAATATTCCCTCTGGTAATTCAGCAATATTATTAGTATCTATTAAATTTTGAATATAAGACCTACTATCAGATTTACCTACTCTTTCGGCTCTCCAATTAGTTCCTAAAGGGTCTGGTAATGTTTCCCAATTAGGTTTTGCCCAAGGAGTACGTTTTGTGCCCAAAAAAGCATTTTTAATAGTCGACACAGTACTTGGATCTGTTATTGTGCTTTGAACTACACCATTATATAAGACATCTTGAGTATTATCAGGATAATGATAACGTTGAGCAGTAATATCATAACCTGTTTGGGTTCCTGCAGTCCTAGCATAATTCATATAAGCTCCAACATTTACAACATTTGCATTTGGAGAAACTAAACTTATAGCATCACTTCCAATTGCGGGATGTATTAATAATAAATTATTTGCCTGAATATCAAAACCTGGTGTTTTAACTGGTGAATAACCATTAGCACCGCCAACTTCAGCTAATTTAAAATTACTCATGTTTCTTGCGTATACAGCTGCTTTGTTACCAACACTAGAACCTGTACCATTCCAACCTTCAGCGTCAACTCCTATAAATGTAGTATCTCCTAAATTATCAAGAACCATCCCGTCACCCCAAGGGGTTAATAAATTTGTCCAAAAATGCACATTTCCACTACTGGGAGTTGTACTATTTCCTTTAATTAAAACTATAGGTGAAACTATTCCTGATTGTTGTTTAATGAATTTATTATTTCTGTAATAACCTGTAGCACTAAAATCAAAATGAATTCTACTCAATATATTAATAAATAGATTATTTTCTAATTTAGCACCTATAGCAGTTATTGTTCCGTATTTTGTAGTTTTGATAGTACAATTTATTATTGGATTGCCTGCTTCAAATTGTATTCCTTGTCCAGCACCATCAATATTTAAGCTTTCTAAATGTACATTAGTACTTCCTTGAGCTACGGTTATTAATGATATTGGATTTAAAGTGTTATGCCCATACAATCTTTGATTGCTTGTTATGGTTATCGGATAACCAGAATAATCACCTTGCTCCAGTCTTACAGAACCATAGGTATTTAAAGCACTTTGCAGATTGGCTTTTTGCGATAATGGTAGCAAATATGAATTAAAATAAGCTATTTCTTCCAATTGATTTTGTACAACAGGAATTGGAGGAATAATAGGTGTTGACCTAATTCTTCTTCTTTTAAGCATTTGACAAAATATATTTCTCATTATGTTATCCAGTTAAGTCCATTCCAATAAACAATACAATTTACATTTCCTCCTCCGTTTAATATTCCATGGTAAGTAGGAGTATCGGCATCTGACACCGAAGCAATATACCTGTCTGTTGTTGATAGTATAGGTAATTGACTAGCTAAAAATGTGTTTTTATGAGCTAAAAAAGGAGAACTAAATCTGTTACCATGAATTTCTGAATTTTCTTGAATAAATAGTGAAGCACTAGACACTATAGTATTGTTAGACCTCATTCTTAATCCATTAAAAACAAAATCGCCTCCTGATTCAAAAGTACCTCTTTCAGATCCCTCATTAGCGTCATACCATCTAATCGTTCCAACAACATTTTTTTGCGCAACTAATTTAATTTGAAAAGCAGAATTAGTCACATCTGTTGGTAATGCTTCGGTAGTTGTAAATGTTTGCGCTCCAGTATTTATCGTGTCAATAATCAAAGATTCACTACCTATGAAAATCTTTGCTCCAACCATCTGTCCAGTTAGTGCCGTTCCTGTTCCTGTCCAATTAGTTCCTGAACTTGTAACCGTTCCTGTTGAAGTTGCAATGTTTGGATGCCACAATGTTGTACCAACTGACTCTGCAAGATTTGCTGTGTCAATATCGCTTCCTATAGATTCTCTTTCATCATACCATCTTATTCCATCTGTACTATGTACAAAAGAAATAGGTATCATTTGAGAAGAACCATTTCCAGTGAGCGATAATCCTTTTAATCCATTTACAATAATTGTTTCTGATGCGCTTGAATAGATGTTAACTATTCCAAAATCACCATTTGAAGTACCAGTTACTGTTAAGTTTAAATTACCTGATAAAGTTATTTCTATATTTGGACTGTCTGTATCGTATGGTATAGACATTGTTGAAGTATAAGTTTTTGCTACAAATGCTGTATCTATTGTATTTGCGTCAACATAAGTTTTTACAGCTTTTACACTTGGATATTTTACATCACTAGTGCCGTCGGTTGTAATATTCGTAGATAAATTGTTTATGTGAGTCAATACATTGGCACCGTTCGTTGAAATCCAAGTTACTGCATTATCATAAACGGTTTTTAAAGCAGTTGTGAATATAGCCGTAATAGTTAATAATCTAGCAATTTCAGTATTTAAAATTAAACTTTTACCGTCAACTTTATCTACTTTTTTATTATTTTCTTGATCAACATAATCTGCTACTTTTTTTAATTCTGCTCCAGCTAATGATGGATTCAAACTTTCATTTGGTCTATTATCGTCAAAAACGGTATTTATCGAGTTATCTAATTCTGGTCTAGTCATTTTAGTTGAATTTTAAGTTAAATTTTGAATTAAATTTTCTGGCAACTGGAGGATTTACAGAATTAATTTGCACCGTAATCTTTCCTGTTCTAAAATCTATAGTGTCAATTATTCCAAGAAATTCTTGCTCATTTCCGTTGAGTTGATATAATTTATCTCCAGTACTTATGTAGTTTGAAATAGAACTGTAGGTTATTGTTCTAGTGCTTCCTACGGTTGTCACATTAAGAATTACTCCAATACCATTAGCCGTATTCCCGTGCAAATCATTAGCATTTTCATTTTTACGTAAGTAGGCAAACTGATGGCTTTCTCTTTGGTTGAATTCTTCTTTTTTAATAGTGCTGTTGGCCATATTAGTTTCCACAGCTACATCCCACGGCTTGTTGCTTTCCAAAACCATGGTCTTGAAAATTTTATCCTGACCATTATCTTCATTGAAAACGGTGTCAATCTTGGAAGTATGCTGCACTCCGTAAAAATTATTACGAGGAACAGATTCGTCATTATGCAAGTACAGTTGTCCATTTTTAATGGAATAAAAACGGTTGTTTAATTTCAGCATCAAATCAGGAATAAAACCCCAAAATGAAGTCCATCCCTCTGATTTTTCTGAATGCGATACAGTATGTTGTGCCATTTGGTTTAAAATTAAATTGTTCCTGTGCTTAAGATAGTTCCATCAGAACCTATCTCCCACCAGTTTACTCCATCGTTTATGAATTTTAGCGTACCGCTATGCAAAACTGCTAAAATCAGTATCTCCTTTAGCGTTCGTGTAGAATTTCACAGGCGAAGTTCCTAGATAAAATTTCATTGATTTTGTTTGCAATGCTTTATTCGCATCTGTAAAGAATCCAAACACAAATTTTTCTGCTCCTGGAACCACATCAGCACTTGCGATTGGACAGATGCCTCCAAAAGTCCATGCAGTGCCACCAACAACTCCGTAGGCTCTAATTTTTATAGTTGTTGGAGTTGCTGTAGTTTTATTAAACAACAGCGTTCCGTTTCCGTCAATGGCTTCAGTAACATTATCAGCTATATCGCTTTGTATTACAGTAAAATCAGGCTCGATATTACCAGTGTCCACAAAGGTTGCCCCATCATAATTAAAAATGTGAAGTCCTGATTTTAGTCCTAACAATCCGCTGTAAGAAGTTGGAGGTCCTGGAGTTATTCCATCACCAACGAATTTGCTATCTGCAACTTTTACATTGTCGTAATAAATTTCAAATCTATCCGGAACTCCTTGTGCATCATATTTAATTCCTGTTAGTCCCAAAGCAGTACCTACATTAATAACGGCTTCATAAATTCCAGCACCTCCAGAAGCAGAAATTGATCCAGAACAAGGTGACCCGATTCCAATAAAAATACTGGCAGTTGAACTACAAACACCATTGGAAACTTCATATAGTATGGTATCGTCAAAATTATCAGAACCATCGTGCGTGTAAGTAATAGTTTTGTCTAAATTAACGATAGCCGTTCCGAAAGAAGGAGCGGTTGCAATTGTAACAACTACCGAATCATCAATCACATCGTCATTAGACAAAACGGTTATTGTTGTATTTCCTCCTACAGAAGTACTGCCAAAATCATTAATCAAGACAGGTTTTCTGTTGGTGTAATCCCAAATTAAATACAAAAGTTGATCAGGCTCTGTTCTTGCAAAAAGAAAACTTCCTGAACTTATTTTGTAATACCCCACTTCATTAGTTTCGGTTATATCCAAATAAGTAGCTGCTGATAAAAGGGCATTAATATCCGATTGTGTATAAACAGTATCTGAAATCAAATAACCAATACGGTTGCACTCACTTACAAGAAACTCGCCAGAGGTTACCATATCCTTAAATGCCTGAACGGTAAATACCGAATTATTCAAAGGGAATTTGCCAACGCCTTCTATTCCTGTTTCTGTCAAAAATTTACTTACAGGAGCATTGTTAAACACATCATCGGTATTGTACAAAAAGGAGGACCCCCATTGAAATCTGTTTACGCTGTTGTTTCCAATATCAGTAGCATCATTGACGATAACGCTTACAATTTTTAACTCTGAACCAATTGGACAAACGTTACCAATTTGATAACTAATCGTCTCACTTACAGCGGTAATAGTTACCAAAACAATGTTCTCTACAAGGCTTGTTCTGTCAAAAGTAATATTGCCTACGCCAGTTACATTTGAAACCACATTGCTAATACCGTCAAATAAAGCAACGATGGTGGCATTTCCAAAAGTAATATTGTAATTCAGTATAACTTCACCACTCAAATCATTTAACTGTAATTCATAGCTAAAAGAACCGGTTTGATTGTCTTTTATAATTTCGTTTCCACATTTAAGAAACAATAATTTTTCAGGTTCGTTACCTATAGAAATCATGTATTGTTTAGTGTAAGGGTCAAAACCGCCTAGTTTTTTAGAGTTGGGCTGCAATCTAAAAATGTCACGAAACCAATCTACCATTCCATAAATAATATCAGTAACACCATCTATTGACAATCTTGAAATAGTTCCTTGTTTGGTATTGGCATAATAAATCTGGTAATCATTTTCGGAAAAACTTTCGGGGTTTTTGCCAATTCCGTTATCTCCAAGATAAGTTAATTCAGGACCAAGAATTTTATCAATTGTACTTACATTCGAACTTCCATCGCTATTGTAAATCAATCCTTTTTCAAACATCACTTTAGATGCTTTGTATTCTTTCAACACCAGAATATCATTATCACGGCTATGCAATTTTTGAATGCTGCCATATTGTTTATCCAATTCTTTAAAATTACCAGTTGATGTATTAAAAACATTCAATCCGTTAATATTGGAGCTTTCAATATAGGCATCACCGTAGGTCAAATCAGCATACCTTCTTACGGCTTTGTATTTTTCAATAGAAACTGCAGAAGGACGCAAATCAATATTCAAATAGTCTTTGTTAAAAGCGTCTTTAATAATATAACTTTCGGCACCATTACCTTGGCAGAAACAATTGAAAAAATCCAAATCAATCACAGCGGGAATTCCGCTAGATTGATTTTGCAGATTGCCTTGGTGCAATCCATTTACAATATCAAATGTTTGAGCCGTTTCATAATAAATATCTTCTTCAATTGATTTTTTTTCTTCGGTTTCAAGAATGATTAAACCATTGGCAGCCATTATTTTTACAGAACCATTTAAGTAGGATGTACGTTGACCGTTTCCGTTAAATTCATTATGAATTTGAAGATACAATGCGCCTGTTGTGCTAGGCGAAAAAACATTAAAGCGAGAGGAAAGTACACCTCTAACAACACCATTTGTTGGATGAATAAAAGGACTTGTATTGTTATTTACTTCTGTGTTATACCATGATTGAAAATCAGCATAATCCGCACTTGCATAATAGGTTTTTGGAAAATCAAGATACTTCCATTGTCCATCATATTTCCTTCCATTGTGTAGGGTTAAATCTATTCTAGACCCTTGTGTAATTGGAATGTCTTCATACAAACCAGTAGTTGTGTTCTTTTCTGAAAACGGACCAATATACATGTTAAAGTCGTCGCCTTTGCTGTTTTTACTTCCTTTTTTTTCTATAAATCCGTTATCAATATAATTCATAGAAATTCCTGAAGGCGGTTTTATCTTCATGTAATAACCAGCAAGTTCTTTTATTTCGTTTCCGTTTACGTCAACATTTCCATCTATAAATTCTTTTGGCTGGTCTTTAATTTCTAATACTTTTACCTTGGTAAGTGTAGGTACAAAACCATCCGTATCGGATTTAAAAATGAGAATATCGCCTTGTTTTACCTTGTCTTTGTTGTTGTTCTCTAATTTTATCCAACGAAATAATCCGTCGATATAAAAAGTCGTGGCATAAATAATATGATAGGCTAATTTTGGCTGTTTGATTGAAATTTTATACCTGTCTGCAAAAGCAGGTGGATTATGAAACAAACTTATTTTTATTTTATTTTTTGACAAAGCAAGATCGTGAGGAATAAAAATAGTGTTGTTCAACTGTGTCAATACCGTAGTTGATCTATTGAATTCATCCAAATAAACCAATCCAACCTCATAGCCTCTATTTGATTTTACGGTTGAAATGGATCCAATTTCATAAAATAATATGTTGCTAGTATTTTGAAAACTCCAATTTACCGTTTCGATGTGAGTGTTTGTTGGATTATCTCCATCATCCAGCGGTGTATCATCCACACGATACAATAATGCAATAGATTTTATAGAAATACTAGTAGCCGTAAAACTATCAATCGAAAACGGAGTGTTAGACTCCAATTCAGAATTTGGAATAGGAGTTATAGTATAATTAGCCAAAAACAAATTGGTGATGTAATCCGTAACAAAAAATATAAAATCAACATCCTGCGCCAATTCGGCTGCATCCGCATAATCTTTGGTCAACAAGAACTGGAAGTTTTCATTGTAGTTTTTGGAATCCAAAACAGGAGTGCTCGGTGGCGTATGAATACTATTTAAACTAATGAATAAATTAATCTTACTGCCTGATTTTAGAATAAGTCCTGTAAAATCAATATTCAATAAATTATTTGAAACTCCTCCGGTACTAGATATTGAAAAAGGAACTGGATTGCCTTCTAAATCTTCGGATATAATAGATAAATTATAATTGGGTTTTACCTTTACATTGTTTTTGTCAATCAAATCATAGCCTTCAAGAAAGTTACCCATAACAAGCCTATTACCAATTACAGTTTGGGCTTTGGCTTTTAAGGGAACGTTATCAAAAGCACGATACAATTCTTTTTCCGGAAGAGCAATGTAGATTTTGTTATTAGAAAAAACAAAGCTTCTGGTTTGGTTGTTGCCCCAACCTTCATTTTCCTTATTGAAAGTTTCAATAATGTAAAGCATATTTGAATTACTTCCTTTTACAACAACTTGAATATCCGTTACCCGCTTATCGCCAGTATTGATTTGCAGACGAATAGCGTTATAGGAATTGATCATACCGATATTGTCCAAAACCTCAAAGTCTAATTTGAATTTGTTTGGATAAAAAACATAGTTTGAGTAGGAAGATAATGCTGAATATTCTCCATTCAAATATTTGTAACGGTAACTGAAAGACAGAAACTTTTCTTCAATATTATTTCCGGCTCCATTGACCATAACAGGAAATGTTGCTGGTGCATATCTTGGCGGTTTTTTGATTAAGAAAATATCTTCTTTGTCAAAACCATTTAGTCCATACGTTTTTGCTTGTTCGATATTGAAACATAACGGCTGAATATTATCATCGTTAAGAATAATCATATCTTTCAAACTATTATCGCTTATGATTTTGTTCATAGCGGTAATCAAATGGGTTTCTTTAAAATCCAATACTCTTGCAGCACCAACTCTGGTATCTTCCAATACTTTAGCAACGGTTTGGTTTCTTACATCATATTCTAATAAGTAGCATCCTAAATCAGATTTGATAACCCAATACAATTTTTGAGTAGCTTCGTCAGGGAAACCGCCCAAACAAATAGGGTTCGCGCCAAAAACAATATTGGTCAATTTTTTATTTCCCAAAGAATTTTGAACAGCGCCAACATCCGATCCTTCCGAATCCATTACCAATACATTGGTGGCTTCACGGTACTCTCCATCTTTTAATAGACGAGAATCCACATCTTTGTTCATTCTTCCTGCGACAAATGTTCTTCTGATATTTCTCATTACAAGTGTTTCGTTTTGATTCGCATTTGTCTTGAAATTTCATTTAGGTCTAAACCGGCTCTATTTTTTTTGGCAATATGCTTTGTGGTTTTGTATCTTCTTAATGCACGGTCTTTTTCGTTATTAGAAACAGTTACTCTTTTTTCAATACAAGCGTAATACGTCCAGTCTTTTAGTGCCTGTTCAATGTATTTGTGAACTTTAATATCGCCTTCACCAAAGGATTCCCATTGCAGACCATCGGATTCGTATTCAACAACAACTTCTTTGTCAATTAAATTGGAACTGAATATAATTTTTCCGTTGTTTTCGTCAATACTAAACTCTCCGTAAGCACAAAGTTTTGAAGTGTCCAACATAGCATTGCCATTAATAGAAGAACAAAACTCATATTTTTGATATGGAATGTTATAAGCGTTAGAAGCATCGGCTGTTAAAATATTCCCATCGTTGTCAAATAAAATTTCACATTTATTATCCTGTAAATAACCCGTTGCGGTGTTGATATTTTTGTTTATGTCCAAAACCTCTAGTCTTCTTGCTCCAGAATGATCAACTACAACAACCGAGATACGCACATAATCCACATAATCCTGTGGCATTACAATACAGGAATTGGCACCAACAGTCATTTCGATTTTCAAAGTTGCCTTGGCAGTTGATTTGGTTAATTCTTTAATACCATTTTTAGCGTGATATATAATCAATGCCCGATTGGTGTTTTTCAAATAATTATCAGGATCCAGTTTTGCTTCGGTCAGCAAGCCGTCAATAACTTCTTTTAATGGTACGAATTGATAACTTCCATGGGAAGCTTCGTTATCGTAATATTCTTCGGGTGTTTCCATTAGTTCGCGTTTTGCTGATTAAATTCCTGTGTTTCGCTATTGGTTCCTGATATTTGCAAATCAGCTTCTTTTAGATTTATTCCCATTTTGATACACACACGGGAAACAATATCATCTTCTTCGGACGGATGCATGTCTATATCTTGAAAATCGCCAGCCGATGGATTGAATATTTCAGTAGCGTTGATCGTCACATATGTCCATTTTGGTATCAAAGGATTGCGTAAGTAGTATAATGTCACTTCGTCAATAATTGTAGCAGGAAGCACTTTTAATTTGTTTCCTGAACGCAATCCAATAGGATAATTAATAGTTGGTGCAATATGTTTAAAATTGGCTATATGATTGAATTCAGAGGTGTTTTTAGATAAAACAATTTCGTGTTTGTCCAAATACATAACAGCATCAATATCTCTACAATTGTCAGGAATTATAAATTTTCCAGTATCAAAAGTCAAAATTGCTTCTTCTGAAAAATGTTGCATTTTTTCAAGAATATCATCAGGTACGTTTTCAAGACCATTACCAATTAAACCTCGGTTTTGCCTATTTAAAGCACGGTTTAATTCAAATGGATACTCCTGAAACTTCTCCAGAATTACCAGATACAAAGCCTTGTCAAAATCAGCAGGTTTGAAATTTCCACGGATTTCGGTATTGCCCAGCATCTTAACCGTTTGATACACTCTGTCTATCATCATAGCTTATAAATTTATATTTCAAATAGAAATAATTTATATCAATTACAAATGTAATAAATAAAAAGTATAACTTATTTATATCTAAAACATAAATAGTTTATATTTTTGATGAAAACAATTAGCAATGAATTACGATGATGAAAGAGCAGCTATGATTTATAAACTTTTTGTTAAGTTTTGCTTGGTTTTGGCATCCTTATTAATCATCGTTTCATTAGTTTGTTTATGGATAACACAGAAAAAGTAAAAGCCTTCATCGATAAAAAACACAAAGAATCAGGAGGAAGTTGCGGTACTTACATTCCTGATATAAGCATTGAAACTGAATTAGAATATGATGTTTTGAAGCCAATTCTAAAGCAATTACACAATGATAAATACTTCTTTCTTCGGGAAGGATTGAATGGGAAATTGATATTTAAAAAATAATAAATCAAAAACTATAAATAATTATGAAAGTAAAAGTAAAAAAAGAAGTCGAAATGGAAGCAAAAACGCTTCACGTAAAAGCAGGAGCTAGGTATTGGGAAGATGCAACCGTTAACGGCGTAGAAGATACTGTGGGAGATTTGATTCCTTGCCGAGTTGAAGGTGATGAAAATTGGCTTCCAGTAATTGATATTGATACCGGAGTTATTACAAACTGGGAACAAGGCAAAACCGCTGAAATCCATTATAAAGTTTGTGATGATGGTCTATATGTTGTTTACGATGAAAATGAAAAAGAAATCGCTCGAAAAGATGGTTACGTGCCAGACACAATGTCTCCTAAAGAAAATGGATATGGAGATTACATCATAATGAATGTAGATGAAAATGGATTAATTGAGAATTGGAAATTTGATATTACTGATTTTATAGAAGAAGATTAAATTAAAAAAGCCCCACTCAATAGCGGGGCTTCTTCGTGACTGGGAAGTCAGAACCAAACGAAAATGGTTTTTTAAATTCCTTTCTCAACGATTTTGGCGTTTAGCCAATTAACATCGTTTTTAAATCTTGGTGGAGCATCTTCGCCCGTAACCTCTTTGTATTTTGCCTGAACCTGAACTAAATCAGTGTTGTCAAAAGTAACTGGTTTTGTATCTGGAGTTTCAGCACCTGAATAAGAAGTTTCTCCTTTTGAATTACCAGCCATTTCAGCCAATAGTTCCTCACGAATTTCTGCCTCTGTTTTTACTTTAGGAAGTGAAGCCTTGTATTTCTCAATCGCTTCGTCCGCAATTTCTTTTTCTGTTTTACCAGGAATAGTTTTTGCGGTTGTTTCCTTTTTTTCAGAAGATATATTTGCATATAATGCTTCGACTTTTTCGCCTATTCTTTGACAAACAGCAGTAGAATTTTCATTTTTAGTTGATAAAAAATCACCTAGTTTGTCAACGCCACTTTCTCCTTCGGCAACGCGAACAATGACAGCTTCTTTTTCATCATTCCATAAAACAGCAGTTTGGAATTGGTTGTGTTTTACAACTCCTTTGGCAAATGCTAAAGCCGCCAAAAATCTACCTTCGTAATTTTTTTTATCTAATTCTGTCAAGAAAGTGGCAGTATGATTTTTAGCATACTTCAATAACTCTGCTTTGCATTTAAAAGGATCCCAATTAGCAGCATCTAATGAAATAATAATCATTGCCATTGCTTTTAATCTAAAATCATCTTTTTCTTCGATAATTGAATTGGAAGCTTTGGTAATTTTTTCGAAATCGTTAATTTCTTCTCTGGCCGTTGCTTCTTCATTTACTAAAAAGTATTTTGAAGGGAACCACGGGTGGTTTTGTAATAGTTCGTTTAGAACTTTATCGTCTGGATTTGCTCTGATTTCTCCATCATCAAACCATAAAGGTCTTGGTTTAGCATCGCCCTTGTGATCTTCCTTGTAGAAAGAACTTGCACCAGGAACATACTGTATTTCCTTCATGAAAGTTTCTCCTTCAATTTCTCTAGAAACTAAAATTCCTCTTAATGGCAATTGAAACGCACCGCTTGTTTTACCGCTTTTTAATTTGTAAACATTCATATCTAATAGTATTAGGTTAAAAAAATACAGGAGCGCTTTTTACAACGCTCCTGTTATTAATTTTAGGCGTAAGCAGCGTTACGTCTTCCAATGAAGTACTCATTCGCACCAACCAACTGATTTGTTTGTTCTTGTGTGAAGTGAGATTCCATAGTATCTTTTTTGTGATCTGTAAATCCAGGTCCAAAAAGTTTTACTTGTTTCTTTCTATCCGTAAATTGTGATTTACGGTAACGAATAGATAAGTATGGAGAGTCTTTAGTTTCTCCATCTTGCATGATAGATTTATTACCTGCAGGAACCATCACAAATGCCGGAGCAGTTGCTTTGAAGTGTTCTGCACCCATAAATTGAGTATCATCCAAAATACGTAAAGCAGTAATAAAGAAAGTGATTCCCATCAAAGTAACTGACTGGAAGTCTAATGCCAAAGACATTTCTTTACTGTTGTTGAAAATACCGTAATTTCCACCGTTTACAAATCCTGCATTTACACCACCCAACATAGTGTTGAATTTGAACATTTGCATGTGATCCGCATAAACAGTGTAAGAAGTACAACCTCCTTGTTGTTTAATACGGTAAGCGATATCATTAAAATCTTCGATAGTTTCAATGTACTCATTGGCTACATTTCCTCTTTCTTCGATTTGTTGAACAATACCTTTCATACCTCTTGTTTTTCCTGCAGTTGTAGAAGCAGCACCTGTAGCAGCTCTTCTGTGGAAAATATGAGTGATTTCGGCAAGGTTATCAAAATAACGAGAATGATTACCTAATTCGTAGTTAAACCACATAGGACCATCTGGAGTATCTAACCAAGTATCGTGCGCTCTGTCAGAATCATTAATATCATAAAATCCTTTGATGATATGAGAATTATTCTTGTAGATCGTAGGATCCCAATGGAAGCCAGTTGTAAAGTTCTCTGTTCCTTTTGCAAAACGGTTAGAACCACTAAACAAAGTAACATTTCCTGCAAAAGCAAATGAAGCAGCAGTATCACTCAATGCAGTAAATACTTTGGTAGTAGAAACCGCTGTAACGATTGCTTGATCTTCATTAGTACCATCTGATATGATAATTACATCATCGACACGCAATTGGTGATCGGTTGGGGAAGTAAACACGTTTCCTGCAACAGCCACATTTTTAGATATAGTGTGCAAACGGTTTTGTTCACCGTGTTGGATTTCGTCAGAAGCATACGTGCTTTCTGAACCCGTCATACGGGTAAATCCTAAAATAGAGCCTTTTCCAAATCTCATGTGAAATTTAGAAACAAGTTCTGGTTGATAGATCATTGCATAATCATACGGATCGATGAAATTAGCAGCAGATCTAATAGTGTTGGCTGGCCTGTCAATAACGGCAGACCCCAATAAGTTGTTAACTGGAAGTTCGAAAGCCATGATTTTTTTAATTTAGATTGTGAGATTACATGTTGAATTTTATCCCAAATCCGGATGATTCCTGAAAAATATCTTTCTTTTTAGTAGCATCTGTATTACCCGGAATTCTACTTCTATTAAAGTCGATATTATTCTCATTCTGTTGAAGCTTAAGCGTTGTATCGGCAATCGCCTTGTTTACAATTGCAGAAACTTCTTTTCCCCAGTTTTTTGGATCTAAACGCCAAACAGCTTTCGCAAAATCTGCGTGATTAAATCCTTTTTCGGTTCTAAATAAGTTTTTAACGGTTTCATCTAAATCAGCAGACAAAGAGACCATTCCCTTTTTATCGTCAGCATCATGTTCGTAATCAAAAGTTAAAACTTCTTTTTTACCTGCATTATCAAACTCAACACTTAAGGAGGTTTTGGCGACACTGTCCACCGCAACTTTCATGTCCTGAATATAAGATTGATGTGCTTTTTGGTGTTCTTCATAGATTTTTTTATCTACTTTTTCACCGTTTTCCAAAGTAATCATTTCGATTCCTTGGGTATTATTTTCTTCTTTTGCCAAAGGAGTTTTGTATTTCTCCTGTTCTGCCAAAAAGTTTGCTTTGTAATCTTTTGTGAATTTTTTGATTTTTGCGACTTCTAAATCAGTCAAATCATCTGAACTGTCTAAATCCACACCAGTTTCTTCTTCGATGTAAGCAGTTAAATCTTCAATAGATAAATTTCCTAGTTCTAGTTTCGCTTTAGCAATAGCCAAATCTTTCAAAGGAACATCATCAATGTTTTCTTGTGTTTTAATATAATCGGCTAATCCTCGACCTGTATCTTTTTTAAAGTCCAAAAAGCTTTTTACTTCTGGGTCTTCTATAATGGAAGAATAAGGATTTTCAGGAGCTTGATTTTCTTTAAGAACGTCTTCCAGTTTTTCAAACTTTCCGCCTTTGTCATTCAAAAATTTTATAATCTGTGCTTCTGAAGGTTCAACCTCAATAGTTTTGTCTAAATCCGTATTGTTGTTGTCAGCATTGCCTTCCTGATTTTCATCAGTACCAGAATTAGCTTCTGAACCTTTATCTTTATCTACATCCTCTGTATTACCTTCTGCATGCTGTTCCTCTGCATTGGTATCCTCTGTGTTTTTAGTTTCAGAATTTACTTCTACGTTCTCCTGTTCTTTAAGAACATTTTCCATGTCGGGGTTGATACCAAATTTCATAATATAGATTTTCGTTATAGTTATGACAAATGTAATAAATAATAATTATCAAATACAAATAATTTATATTTAAAGTATAATTTATTTATGTTGTATTTTTAAGCATAAAAAAAAGGACTGAATTTTAAGTTCAGTCCTTTTTGATATTTTGAATAAGTTTTTTTATGCTTTCCTGTCTTTTTGTGGTAGAGGTTTGTCAAATTTATCGCTGCATATCTCTTTAAGTACAATGCTTGAATGACTAAAATTCCGACACCAATATCGATTGGAATTAAAAGATTGTTTTTTTAGGTTGTCAGAAGCATACTCTTTCTTTTTAGTAACAGCATCGCATTGTCGCTGGACAATTGATTTTGATACAATAGCTTTTGCTTCAATAGTTTTTGTGTTTACTTCAAAAACAACAGGGTTTTCAAATGACACTTTTTCCGTTTGCTCCTTTTTGATTTCAAAGTTGGTTACACTGGCTAGTGCTGTGACCGAAATAAGGAAACAAATACTTAACGATAACAATAGTACTTTTTTCATTGGTTTTAAATATTGATTAATAAATTGATTGAATACAAACATAATTAAAATTTATATCAAAAACATAAATAATTTATATTAATTTTCAAACATCGATTCAAAATCGGGAGCTTTTTCAAAATCAATTGGACCAGAATCTTGTTTTCTTTGCTCAATCATTTTTGAGTTTTGAGTTGCCTGTCTGTCTAAACGAATGTCTTTTGCTTCTTCTTTGTACTGGTCAGAATCTAATTTAGTTTTTACTTTCAGGTTTTCAATGTAAACGTCTTGCTGGAATTCAACTTGTTTTTCTGGAGCTTGAATAATTTGCGTTTGTTGAAGCTCGTTCAAACGGATAACTGATAATTTTTGTTCTTTGTCAATATCAATTTGGCTTTTCGTAACATATTCCTGCGTTTTATATTGTGAAGCCGCTTGTGCCGATGCAATATCATTTTGGCTTTTTTCTTTTGCCATAATGGACTGCTCTTCCATTCTTTGTTTCATACGTTTTCTACGACGGTATTTCATGTATTCGACAGCCAGTTTAATATTGGTTCTGGCAATTCGTTGAATTTCAATTTTATCTTCCAAATCAATATAGCCTTCTTTCATGGCAATACCTAAATCTTGCGCTAATTCATCTAGCTCTTTTTGGGCAGGAATCATTTCAGTGATAAAGCCAAATTCGTGAAGGCTTCTGTCAGCCAATGCTTCTAATGCTTCGAGATTGTGTTTTCCAACGGCATTTTCATAAATGCGTTTTAAATATCCAGCATTATCGTGCTTGAAAATAGAATGAATTCTTGAAGAAATGATCTCGCAAACTTTTTTATTGAAAGTCGTTGCTGCATCAACAATGTCTTTTGTAACGGTATTGCTGGCTAATTCTGCCATTTTATTTACGCCAAGCAAAGCATCTGCTGGCAACGAGCCATCACGAGCTGGATTAACACCAGTAGCATCGCGAATCAAATTATAATAATGCGCCCAAGTATTTAATAACGGAATCAAAGCGCTTCCTTGTGAAATTCCCATAGGTCTTGCTCCAGATCCGTCTTTCATTCCCAACTCTCCCATATCAATACGCTGGGTAATTACAACACCTTTTGTGTTAAGAAGATTAAGAGCCATTTCCCAAGCTTCTTTTTTTACACCGCCTTCTCCTGTTTCTAAATCAGCCAATGAATCCAAATCAATTTGAATAATATCTGGCTTTAATTCGGCGATTAATTGTTGGATTTTCAAGTGCTGGCGTTGCAATTGTTTTACCATTGGCTCAATGTCCGAAAGGAATGAACGCAATTTGTTTTCATAGATATTGGTAGCGATGGTAACGAATGGCGGTTTGGCTTTGTTCATGTCGTCACGAACCAGGTTCTCACATTCTTTATAGCCATAAATAATATCGGCACCAACAACATAATTTCCTTCGTACCAAGTATCAAGTACTTTTGACGATTTTAAATCCTTCATTTCTTCTGGAGGATCGAAGCTTGTGTCTTTTTTGGAAACCTTTACAAGTTGTCCTTTTTTATTGACTACTTTTTTATAGACAATAGTTTTGGCAGATTTCCACGCAAAACGCATTACGTGAATCCTCATGCTTAAAATATCTTCCATCCCACAGTTGTCATAATCCTTTTCCATGAATAATGAACCGGACAAAGATTGTTTCTTGGCAATTCTTCTTAAAACAGAATCCTCAAATCCGCTTTCTCGTTTGATGTCGTTAATGCTAATGGTATCTACTACAAAATGATAAAAAGCATCTGAAAAATCAGGTTTTTCCACCATACTGTGTCCATAGAATTCAGGATTGACAGCGGCAACTTTTACTCCATCATTTTTGTCGGTCCAAATTCGAGCAGAGGCAATCCCAATATCAACCAAATCTCTGTTTTTGGTTTTCTCAATAAAATCCCAGTCATTAGTTTGCTTTACATAATCGATCATAATCTCTTCTGCAATTTCAACTTTCGGACGGTCTTTTATCTGCATATACAAATCCAATTCCTCTTCGTCTTCTGGAACAAATCCTTTTGGAGTTAAATCAATACCTAATACATCCTTTGCTTTTTCGAGCATTGGTTTGGCGTACATTTTTGTTTTGAATACATCAATTCTGTTTTGTTTTAATTTTACAGAAACAGCATCAAACGAACGTATGTTAAGATTGTAGAATTTATCTGAAATACCATTGGAAACAATTCGGCAAAACTTTTGGGAAAGATTCAGTTGCTCCCAGTCTAAATTGAGGTAATCTAAATCGCCTTTGTTTCTTGAAATCAAACTTTTGTCGGAAGCACTGTCCGATTCTCCACGAACGAAAAGGCGTTTTCTACGAATCCATTCACGTCTAGTAGAGAAAGTACAATCTTTACTCATTATTCCTCCACTGAACCATTCCTGTTCAATAAAATGAGCCATTTGTAATCCGTAAGTATCTTGCTCTTTTTCATAATCAGGAGCTAACGGATCAGGAATTTTATAAGTATTTTTAGTTGGAACAGTACTCATAGTTTAGTCTTCTTTAATGGTTGATAGATTGCCTTTGTTGTTGTATTTTTGAAAAGGATTGGTTCTTGTTTTTTTAGGAGGTGCTTTAATTTCAATTTTTTGATTTCCTACCAATGATAATGAAGAACTGATGTAGGCATCAAAAGCCATTCTGTCTTCAAGATCTACTTTTTCCCATTGAGATAAAGTTCTTGTGAAAGGCATAAAACCAATAGTTCCTTTAGGTCTATTAAGTTCTTCTCTTGCTATACCAATATAGTCTTGAACATAAGATTGAACTGCGTGAGCTTGTGCTACACCTATTTTTGCGTTTTGAGCTGGACACCCGCCAAATTCTATTTCTGCAGGAATTAAATCAGAATAGTTTTTAAAAGGATTATTCATTGAATAATGACGGTATCCTCTGTTTTTAATCATTCTTAAAAAATCATAATTTGACAATTCACAAAGCATAGGAATTGAGTAATACACCATTACCATTAAAACATCTTCGAAAAACATTTCTATTTGTGGTGCTCGATCCAAATATTCAACAATGAATGCGTTATTAGGCAATGAACTTGTGTTCATTTTTGTGCTTAAATGTATCGCCCCTCTAGACCCTTTGCTTACTGCTTTTGTTACGTTATATGGGTCAACTCCAAAGCATCCTAAATGGGTGGCTATTGGAGCCCAAGCCATAACACCATTAATAGACTTCATTTCTTTTTGATTTCTGAACTCCGTAGGAGGATGGCAGTTTTTTGCTATCCAAAAACGTCCTTCAGTATCGGGATTCCATTTTACATTTGTATCGGCTATTCCGTTTTCCCAAGAAAAATTCCCTCTTTCAACTTCGTCAGGAAAAGAAGCGTTTTCATTATGTTCAATTTGTTCTGTTATTTTAATCCCGTTAAAAGGACAGCTACCTGATTCATCACGGAATGGGTCACGAATTGATCTTGGAAATTGACGAAGACGTTCGTTTAAATCTTCTGGCTTATCTTTTAAAGATTCTTCTTTATTGTTTAAGAATGTTTTTGAACCAATGGTTGTTTGCTTTCCTTCGTCTGTTGTTACAGGAGTTTCAGGGTCTTCGATGATTGTAAATCCGTATTCATCAAACATTCCTTCCAAACAGTAGTCTGCTGGAATGAAAATTCTATACAATCCTGATTTAGTTTGTCCGTTTCCGTCCCTTACATCTGGATTGCTATTTTTCCAAACCTCTTCATATTCTGCACCACCTTTGCTTTTGGCATTTACGGTAGAAACGACCATTGATTTTCCTGTAATTCTAATTCCTTTTGTATGAGAGGTTTTTACAATTTCCCAATATTTATCAAAAGGAACATCTTTTGGATATTTACCAGATTCGTCCAAAAGAGAACGGAAAATAGCATCACCATCCATTGCATTAATTTCCGTGTTGTGCCAAGAAATGGAAGAACCCAATCCATCATCGCTGATTACCTCGTTTTTTGCACGTCTTTTAGTAGGAACATCAAGAATCAACTCTTTCTTTGGTGTATTTGTTCCATCCCATACAGGCTGAAAAAAACAAGGCAATCGCTTAAAACCTTTGATTAAACGATTAAATATCTTTTTGCTATCATCCCCTTTTTTAGAAATGATTCCAAGCATCTTGTCTTCATTTATTGTTCCTGATTCCAATAGCTCTACAATAGCTAGATACGAAGCTCCAATACGCCTATTTTTCACATACTGCATCCCAAAACACCTGTCGTCTGCTTTACAAGCTTCCCAAAAAATCATCAATTCATTTTGGATTATCCTGAAACAAGGAAAATCTTTTTCTTCACGTACCCATTGAATTCCATAGTAATAAGTTCCTGGTATATAAACTGGGAATCCTTTTATGTAAACCCATAATCCTTTTTCTCTTCGTTCATATTCTTTGTCAATGTAATCGCTGTATTTTGCCTGATCCATTGTTTCGGCAGTGAGTTCTTTGGGAGCGTCTTCTCTTTGGAATTTCTGGTTTGATGCCGTCTTTGTATGATTTAAAATTGCCTCTTTTGGAGGTTGTTGTGGTAATCCAATATTGATTCCGCTAATGCTATAGATTTCTCCAAGAGTACCGTCTTTAGAAATAATAACAGTATCAATAGAAGCATCATAGCCATACTTCCAAGACTTTGCCTTGTTTCTGGCTAGACGAACTTTATTGTCCGTTAGGTTTTCGACTTTTTCTCCTAGGTAGAATATCATTTGTTAATTCCCTTTTTGGGCGTATCTTTTTGTTGGATTTTTAGAAACACTAACTTTAGATTCTTCCTCAACACCATTCAATTCATTTTCCAATTCATCAATGCGTTTTAGAGTCCAAATCACATCTTCCGAAGCCTGTCTTTTGGCTTTCAAAACATTGAATAGTTTATCGTCTGTGATGGCATCTTCAATGTCTGCATCGATTATTGTTTCTATTTTTGAAATAGAATTTTTTAACCTAGCAATAAGGTTAGGTAAGTTTTGTTTGTAGTAACTTTCATCTTGGTTCATACCGCTAATACATCTTTAGTTCTTATCCAATACAATGTTTCGTTTTTGAAAAAGAAAGGAATCCCGGCATCAGGCTTGATGAAAATTATCTGGCCATTCTCAATTTCTTCGTTTTCTAATTCAGCATTTCTATATTTTACTTTTGCCTTTCCTTTTACAGTTTCTCCTTTGGGAATAGCAATTAAACTGCTGGATAATTTTGGAGTTTCTGTTATGAATTCTACCATCAAATTATCTTTGAAACCCTGCCATTCAGATTTGTCATTTTCTCTAAAAAGAACAATCATATCAGGCTCGATTTTGTAAAATGATTTTTCTTTATCCATTAAATGGATGCTTTCCTGAACTCCTTCTTTATAAATCTGTCTGTACAATATTGTAGCATCAAAAATGATTTCGAAACCTTCTTTTATTCCGTGGCTTTCTTCAAGAATAGGGCAGTTGACTACTTTGCCAAATCGGTTTGCCGAACGCTCTCTTGATATTTTTTTGTCGACAAAAAGCTCAATATTCCCTATTTCAATCTTATCCTTAAAAGGATCTTTGACTTCAATTATAAAATGGCGCAATCCTTTCATATTTATATTTTTAACATAAATTATTTATATTCAATTGAACACACTTATTTTGTAATTATCAAATAAGTAGTGGCTGTGATTACGGCTCCAGTTGTGACTTGCCAGAATGTTTTTTTAGCACGTTCTTTCTTGAATGATTTTTCCGTGTTTGAAATAATAGTTCGCTGTTCGAAATTGGCTTTGTGAAGCAATACATTGGCTTTGGTAAGATTGCTGTTGATAGTATCCTTAATTGATCCTTTCTGTTCTTCAATAACCAATTCTTGTTTTATCAATTTATTTTCTTCAAAACAACCATCTTTTTCTGCTAATTCCACGATGTTTTTCTTGGATATGGAATCAGACAAAGCAACTCCGTATTGCGTGATGGTAACGGGTAATTTATACCTTTCCTGATAGTAATTGGCGATTTGTTTGGTAGATAGTTTTTGAGCTTTTTCTGCTTCTTTTTTGGTGGTTTTTTCTACTTCAAGAATTTGTATTTCAACTTTTTGCTTTTGCTTTTCCAGTAAAGTAATTGTGTCGTTCAAGGCGTTGTTTTTGGCAACGTATTTGTCAGCTGATTTAGTAAGTTCAATTACATTTTTTTTGAGTTGATTGTTGGCCAAGCTCAATTCTTTTTCTCCTTGACAGGATTTGAATAGGAAAAAACACAAAACAAGAATCACAATGTATTGCCCGTAATCCAAAATCAAGGATTTCAATATGGCGATGTCAATTTTTGTCATAGCTAATTATATTTTAGGGTAAATAATACCGTTGTCAGTAATGGTTTCCTTGTTGTCTATTTTATATTTTAAGTTTTGCCAAGTATATCCAAAATCCATTTGAAAATGTGGAGCATCTTTAAATGACTTCCAATCACCGCCCCATTCCCATCCTTTGGATTTAAAATAGTTTGTAACCTCTTTCCAATCAGCAATGCTGTCTTTGTCAAAATCCCTAATTTGTGACCAGGATGCTTCTTCAAATTTTCCGTCACCATCATTATCGTAAAGCATTACAATATCGAAAGCTAGTCCGTAATTATGAATAGACTGACCGCCTTTCGCATTCGTTACTTTTGGTTTTTGGTTATATAGTTTATCTTGTAATGAATTGGAACGATAAACATATGCAAATCGCAATCTTGCACCTTTTCCTAAAAGATTATTTGCTTCTTTGTATTGTTGCAAAAGTTGCACTCTGATTTTTGGATGCGCTTCTGATATTCTTTGAATTGTGAGTAAGTCCATAATTATTCAATTGGTTTTTCTATTTTTTTTAGCAGCACATTAATTGTACTCATAAATCCTTTTCTTATAGACGAAAGTAACATGGATACAACATCAACGTTCTTTACTTTTTCTTTTGTCTTGATAACATACATGGATGTAAAAATTGAAAAGCCTTCGGCCAAAACTAGCACTTTCATTACTCCATCAACTAAAGGCGTAAAATCATAACCCAATCCTTTGCCAACTAATGCTAAAACCATTGGAATTATCAAAATCAAAAGCTTGGTTGAAAACCCCCAAAACAGTATTCCAAAATTGAATTGATCTCCTAATCTTAATGCTTTTACTATTCCAAATATGGTATCTAGCGCCATAAGTAGCATTAAGATTTGTACAATTTCTAGATTGATATTCAGAAACAAAGCTGTTGAGTATAAAGCAGCTTTTATTTCGTCAAAATGTTTAAGGTATTTGTCCATTGATTTCATGGCTTTTTAATTCATTTATTTTCAATTCCACTTGTAAAGAGGATTAAACTATTTTTTCTTTTCACCAGAATAAAATATTGTAGCAAAGTAAATACTAGCAGTTATTGTGGCAGTATCCCAAGCTGTAGCCCAATTTACTTTTGAAGTAAACAAGGTTAAGTCAAATTCAAAGGTTTTTTGTAAGTGTTCTATCATTGGATTTGCTCCCTGCCAAACCAAGTCTAATAATGCTGTTCCTAGAGTAATAATAAATCCTAGCATAAATTCTTTTAAATTAATGTCTTTGAATTTTGAAAATTGATTTTCCATGGTTATTTATTTTTTAAAGATTTTGATTATTGCTTCAATCAACTTTTGAAAGAAGTTTTTCTTTTTTGTTATTACTGGTTTTGGTTGTTCTACTGGGTATTCATATTTAGGAATTGATAAAGAAACTTCTTTTTGTTTCATATCAGATTGCATAATCGGAAATGTTTCTCCAATTGTATAATCATTTGTTCCTGATGCAATTACGCTTTCTTGAGCATTAGAAATACTAATTGATAGTATTATTGTTAATATTAGTTTTTTCATCTTTTATTAGTGTATAATATCCTTTATAAACTTCCCAAGTTCTGCCTTTATAATCTGTTTTGTAAATAATAGTTTTCATAATCTTAAATTAAACCCATAACTTATTCATTAAATTATTTATCAATTCATTATAAGCTACTGTTTCAGGTTGTGTAAGTGCAGTTCCCATAGTAATTAAACCTATAGTAGTGTTTAATTTTATATTATCAGATGCACCTTGTTTAGATAATAAATTAAAGTTAGGTTGTGTTGTAAAGTCAGCATTATTTGAGGCGTTTACAACTGTAGAGCTTAAAGGCAAACTATTAGACAAACCAGTAACTAACGATGGAGTGAAAGAAGATATTTTTAGTCCTTTATTTAACCTAGTATTAGTATCTATTGTTGCACTAGCTTCCCCGCCACCAAAACCTAACGTCATCTTATCTTGCGCAAAAACTATATTATACAAGTTACCAGCAGGTACATCTGTTAAATTTGCAGCATTGTAGTAAATTCCATAATGACAATTATCTCTATTAACTCCGTTGCTAAAATTATTTAACACTAATCCATAGATATTACCATTTTCGGCATTATCAGCATATAAACCATTTGTTCCAATTTTATGATAAGTGTTATCAGCTCCTGTTCTTATTTGAAGATAAGTTGCAGATTTAATGTCATAAAACGCTATGTTATTTGTTGCAGTAGTTGTCAAATTAATTGTAGCCGTTGGGGCTAAAATAGGTAACAATAATTTACTTATTTTTGAATAATAAGCAGCACCTTGCACACCAAGTAAAAAATCATTTATAGCCAATTGTTTCTGTAGTGTCCAAGTTTTTCCATATAAAGCCAATAAATCAGCTGTTTGTGTGTCTGGAGCGGTTCTTACGTCAATTTTTCCTATGTTATTAATACTGAAATCAGCACCTTGAAGTTTAATTACCATAATTATATTTATTAAAAGTTAAATAGTTATTCTAAAAAAAGGCAACCAATTATCACAACGATAAGTAATGCCATTAAAAGTAGTTGTAATAGTATCCCCTTGGGAATCTCTAACATTACCACCGCCTAATACTCCTGTCCAAGCATAAGTTAAATCTAATCCATCAGGATTGGTAGAAGTTCCTATAACAATTGAATCATTACCACTTTTACGAACAGAAGTAATGATTTCAGTGCCGCCTCCTGTTTTTATTGAGAATCCATAATTTTCTTGTAGTCCGTGTCCAAGCATATTATTTCCATCGTCACCAGATATATCAAAAACAATAGGCTTTTGAGGGACATCAAATTTGACTTTTACGAAATAATTTGTTCCGTCACTAAATGATGTTACAGAATTAGGGTAAAAAGCTTTTAGACTTTTTTTATCCGTAACAACTCTTTTGGCAGTAATTCCAAAAAGAGAAGACATTATTGCATAACCAACATTTGATAAATGTAATTTATCACTAGTGGCTTGTGAAACACTAAAAGGATATAAAGGAGTTGCAAATGTTACATTAGGCAAATCATTGGCCACTTTTAAACAAGCTAGTGGCACGCCCTCTGTGTATAGACCAGATACATAATTTGGAGAAGTTGGAACTTGATAAATTGAAAAACTAGAGTTTTGATATATTATAAATTCAACATCATTAGTTTGACCAGTAATTATTTTAATATCATTGTTTAAATCAGTAAAAATTGCTACTAATTTATCATAGTATTGCGTGATAGTATCATCGTAGTCCGAAGTAGCTTCTCCTTGCACCCAAGACAATGTATTTACATTCAAAGACTTTCCTTGTGCGTGTGCTCTTTCACGAGCAAAGTAAACACCGTGTAATAAATTACAATAAGCTCTCCCTACATTATTTACAGCAAAAGATGTAACTGTAGCCCAGCCTGTACTATCAATACTAATATTTTGTTTATTTAATTGAAACCACGCTCCTCCTGAAATACCAGCTACTAATCCCATTAAATTAAAAGCAAAAGTATCTAAATCAATTCCATCTTCTGAAATTATTAATTCATTCCATTTTTTTGACATCATCCTAGCATTCAATCCACTTCCAGTAGTTGACATATTGACTATATCGCCAAAATAAGTTTCATTATAAGATTTTGAATTAATATCACTGTCAGCTGGCGGGTCAATAAGAACACCATTAGCGAACATTTTAGATGTTAAAAAATTTTCTGCTGATATTGTAGTTCCTCCAACAGCGAGAGATTGTCCATATATAATATTTAAGTTAATATCATCAATAAAATTTCCAACTGAAACAAAACCATTATTTGAGGATGAAGAAAGTAATGATTTAAAATGAGTGGATAATTTAGCTACATCAAAACCTTCTTCTGTATATTTTAGAATGACATTATCATTTTCATCTGTGATATAGTACTCCTCATTGTATCTTTCATTCATATTAATTGCTGGAACTAAAGTCTCCATAGAAATAATTGTATTAAAAGCATCTTCATCAATTGTACCTAAAACAACCCCTAAACTATTGCAAATGTTATATTTTTTTGCTTTTACTCCTTGATTATCTATTTTGAAAACCACATTACCATCTTCGTCAGTAACATTATATTCTCCGATTTCTTTATTCTCAACTTCTGATACTTTTTCCGCAACAATTCTCACACTATTAGCACTAACAGGCTTATCTGTCGCTGTCGAATCTAAAGCGTCAATAATATCTGATTCTTGTACATATCCTGTTAATACTAAAGTAGTTTGAGTAATACTATAAGCACCTAAAGCATCACGAGCAATAACAGCGATACTATTAGAATTTACAACAACACCTCCAAGGTTAGTATATGTACCCGGTTCTAATGCAATACCCGAAGCTATACCTGTACCAGCAAAAGCAGGAGAAGAAGGTACTAAAGCTTGTCCAGTAACTCCAGTTACAGCAGCAGTAATCGCATTTTCTAAATCTTGCGCTGTACCAACATAGCCACCAGCAGCAAGTTTTAAAGCTAAAGCAGCAGCTGTATCTGTAGATATTGGTTTTTGTAAATCAGTAGTATCGTCAAGATGGGATAGTTTAGTAATTTCAGTATCGTCTACCAATGATTTTCCCGCTACTTTTAGCTGTCTTGTTTCGATATCAGCTTTAAGTGTTTCGGCAGTTCCTACGTAGTTTCCCTGATCCAGTTTGTCCTCAAAGTTTTCTTTTACATCGAAGTAAGCGCTATAGGTTGTGTTTGCGACAATATTCCCTGAATAGAAGTTTTTGAATAAAGTTACATCAAGCTCGAAATACTCGGTTTGATTGGTAATGTTGGTTATTTTAAATGTGGCAAAATTGTTTGAATTAGAAGGGTTTCTTAAATCAATAACGATATTTTGCAAGGTATCAAGTTTGGTAAACAAAGCGGTCAAATCCTCTTTTGAAACTGATTGTTTATTAAAAAATAGTTTTGTTATTTGAGTAGGATTTGTAATCGCTTCATTTGATGAAAACAATCCAATACTTCCGTAGTTAGGCGAAAACTTATACTGAATATAATCTTTTCCACTTATTGAATTGACTAAAGAAACAATAGATTCTATAGTGAAATTTACAAATTTTTGGTTGTTTTCAGAATCATTACCTCCTACTCTATCAGATAGAGAAGGATTGCTTTTATCTGGATAACTAGATGTCTTTGCCATTTCAAGTATTTTTATGAGTTTTAAATAAAAACAAAGATATAAATTAAATAACAACAAACGTTTGTTGTCGTTTTTAAAATTGTATATTTGTATCGCAATCTATCACTTGCAGGAAGACATTTAGAGAAATCTAAAACTAAACCTCAAACGGGACGTGTGATAGCTACCTTTTGGGGTTTTTTTATTAAAACTATGAAATACTATAAAAATTTAAGTTTAGAAGATTTGTTCTACATAAACGAATACGGACTTATTTGCTGTGAAAAATGGAAGTGTGTTATTGGATATGAAGATAGATATATCGTGTCTGATTTAGGAAGAATAAAAACACTTAATTACAATAAAACAAAAAAGCAAGGTATTTTAAAACAGCAATTATCTAATTCTGGATATTTAACTATTACATTACATGGAAATGGAGCAGCGAAAAACACAAGAACAGTTCATTTAATAGTTGCTAAAGCATTTGTAAAAAGAACCAAGAACAAACCAATTGTGAATCACAAAGCTAAAAATGGAGATAAAACAAATAATTGCGCTATAAATCTTGAATGGTCTACTTATTCAGAAAATGGACAGCATGCTTATGATAATAAATTATCTATTGCTGCAAAAGGAGAAAGTTACAAATCAAAACTTACAGAACAAAAAGTTATTGAAATTAGAAATATCAAAGATTCCTTTTTGCAAAAGGACCTCGCTAAAAAATATGACGTATCGAGAGTTACTATTAGCGATATTCTTCGAAGAAAATCTTGGAAACATATATAATTAATAAATTCTAAATAAATATGAGCAACGCAATTTTAAGGCAATTATCCAATGAAGATGATGCAAAACGAAAATTATTAAATGGAGTAAACAAAAGTAGTGATATTATATCCAGCACAATGGGATATAGAGGTCAAAATGTGCTTTTTGAAACAATTGGAGGACTCCCAAATATTACAGCTGATGGACACGATGTGTTGCATCAATTATTTTGGGAAGATAGTATGGAGCATATAGCTTGTGAGATATTAAAAGAAGCAACTAAAAAAACATTTGATGTTGTAGGTGATGGAACTACGTTAACAATTGTTCTTACCCAAGCTTTATTCAATAATTCTGTTCAAGAATTAAAAAAAGGAATTTCTCCTATTGATATTAAAAACAATATTGATGCTTCAGTTATTAAAATTTGCGAGTATATTGATTCTATTTCTACTCCAGTTACCGAAAAATTAATGTTTGATATTGCCAAAACTTCGGCTCACGGTGACGAAGAAATTGCTAAAATTATCCAAGAGGCTTTTATTAAAGCAGGAGAACACGGAATCGTATCTCACAAGAGAAGTTTTACTGACGAAACTTATGTTACTCACATTGCAGGAAATCCAATTGATGCAGGATATTTACACGAAGGTTTTATTAATGTAAACGATACACAATCTGTTGTTTTTGACAATCCTTTAGTTCTTGTTTCTTTGATTAACTTCCAAACCGCAAATGAAGTAATTCCTTTCTTGGAATACGCTTCCAATCAAGGACGACCTTTGGTTATTATTGCTACTATGGAACACGATATTTCAAATATGATTTTGGAAAACGTAAACAAACACAAATATCCATTCTGTATTATTAGACCACCTTATGTTGGCAAAAAAGGTAGAGAAACCGCACACGATTTATCTCTTATTTTAGGTTCAGAAACTCTTGAAGGAATTTCAAGAACAAACTACGATGGAAAAGAACCTGTTTATCTTGGAACTTGTGAACGTATTGAAATCGGAAAAAAAGATACTGTAATCACTCCTAGAAAAGATTTAGATAAAGAAAAAGTAGAAGGTAAAATTTTAGATTTGGCCTCTCAAATTAACCTAAAAGACAACGAAGGAGAAAAGAACTATCTACGTGAAAGAATCGCTAAAATTACAGGAGGTATTTCTACTGTTTTTGTTGGAGGAGTTACAAGTAGTGAAGTTGAGGAAAAGGTAGCTCGTATAGATGATGCTATTTGTAGCGTACGTGCTTCTAAAGATGGCGGAGTAGTAGCAGGAGGTGGAATTGCTTTGCTGAATGCTTACAATTTAGATATAGACAAAATCACAAAAGAGTCAATAGTTGCTCCTTATTTGAAAATTATTGATAATGCAGGATGTACTCCAAAAGGTCCTGATTCTATACCTAAATACCCATTTGGCTACGATGTAAAAGAATACAAAGAAGTAAATATGTTCGATGCCGGAATTTTGGACACCGCAAAAGGAGTTAAAACCGCTTTGATTAATGCTGTTTCCGCTTCAAATAACCTTATCCGAACTAACAATGTTGTAACCCTTAAAAGATTTGATAAATAATGGAAAATAAATTCAAAGGACAAGCATTAAACTTGGTAGTAATTGTGGAGGAGGTTTTCCACGAAAATAAAACGGCTTCCGGATTAGATTTAAGCGGAATTGTGGATGCCAACGAAAAGCAAAAGCGAGGGCGTATAGTTTCAATCGGAACGGAATGCCCCAAGAAAACTTCAAAGTTCACTAGTAAATTTAAAATAATTTCATATCTAATGTTCTTATTCAATATGGTATTTGGAAAATTAGAATACACTATAAGCATTGGCGATGAGGTAATCTTCGATAAATTCAAGGTAACAGCTTTTACTCAAGATGGTATTGCTTACTTAATGGTGGATTATAGGGACCTCGTTTGGACTGGAGGAAAATATTAAAATAATTCAATAAAATTAAAAATCCCCGACTTCTGATAAAAAAGAAAGTTCGGGGATTTTTATTATTGATTTACTGTCAATATGTATTTGTCTTCAAATGTAGCAGATGGAACTATAATTAAATTTCCATTGTCAAGCAATTGAAGATAATCTCCAACGGTAACTGGATCGATTTCATTTACATATAAAATTCCATCATCGCCTTCTGCATTGCTAATACTGAAAAGAGGTCCTGATGCAGAGTTATCTCTTTTATCCCAAACATCCCACCCAAGAAATTCAAATATTTGAGTGTAGTTATCTCCTTTCCATTTTTCAGCATTAACCAATTCTTGTTTTGTTTGGTATTGTGCCATTGTTACTGAATTTTAGGTTTTTTGGCTTTTGCTACAGGATATTCAACAACTGGTTTTGGGTCTTCCTCTGGAATGTCTAATCCATTTGAAACAGTTTCTGATTCGTTCACGACTATTTCCTTTTCGTCTTCTTTGTATTCAATTTGAAATTCTCTTGATTCAATTGTTATCGCTTCTGATGAAATTGGGTCTTTTTCATATTCTCTAACAATAACCTCTTTCGGAGTTGATAAACTGAAATCAATATCGCCTTCTTTTAGGAATTTTACGGATTCCTTTTCAGGTTCAGCACCTTCTTCAACTACTTTGTCAATTTCAATATCCAAAACATCAACCTCGTGATATTTTAATCCTTCGAAATGCTCATTCAAACTCTCTACGCTGAATACTGTTTGCAATCCTGTGAAATGTGCTTTTACACCTTTATTCAAAAGGTATTCGACTGTTTCAACCATAATTCTATCTCCAATTTGGAGTTCGTTTTCTGTTTTTTCTGTGTTTTCCATTTCTTTATTTATTTAACGTGTTATTAATTAAAAGTTCCATTAGCTTTGAATAGGCTCTTTGATAATCAATGTCTTCGATTTTGTTTGGATTTTCTCCTAAAACAACACATCTTCCTATCTTTATTTCAATTTCATTTTCGGTTTCTTTATAAGAAATATTTTCTCTAATTTCTCCAAAATTTACATATTTTGCGTTATAAACTAATCTTAATAAAGCATCTTTATAATCAAAAGGCTCTTTTTTAATTTTACTTGATAACGATAGTTTTTCGTCTATTTGTTCTTTTGTCATTAGTTTTAAATTATTAAAAGTTTTGTATTCTTTCTTGTAAAACTTCGTAGTATTGAAACATTAATCCAGATTGTTTTCTTAACCGTTCTTGTTCATCTTTCGGCAGTTTTAAAAAAAACGGATTTACAGTTATAAAATTAACTAACGCATCTGCTTTAATTTTTAAATCAGAAGCTTCGTCAATTACTCTTTGTTGGTGTGGTTGAATTCCTTTTTCTTCCATAATATAAATTAGATTTACCCTATACAATCGAGGTTTTTGTTTTTATATTTTTGATCGTGGCTTTCTGCCTGTTTGAATATCCATAATTTCATCGTTCATATCCATTATAATTTGCTTTGCTTCCGTAGGTAATGGAGTTAGAGTTGGTTGTGGGATTCTAATTCCATTCATCCTTGCTAAAGTTCGGTAAATATAAGTCAACAAAGCTACAAATCCTTTTGTTAGCTTATATAAATTTGTTTTTTCAATTTTGTCTGGTCTTTCGAACACTTTTTTAGTAAAAAGAATCTCTTCAATATAACCGTTTTTTATAAAAACAGAAAGTTTTTTATGATTGGTTCCGTAATGTAGAACGGCAGCATTATTAAATCTTTCTTTTGTGAACGGAATATTTGAGTAAAAATAAAACCCCATTTGCAGGTCCTCAACACTTATCCCGTATTTTATGCAGGAGTAATTTATCACAATTCCGTAATAACGCATAAAATCGAAGTCTTTAACCAATGGTTTTACCAAAACAAATCGGTTCTTAATCTCAATGGACTTTCGCTCTTCTGCTCTAGCCATTACACGAACCTTGCTCATATAGGAGTGTTCCAAGGCTTCATCGTATTCAATTACCCTACGGTGAGCAGTTCTTTTTCTCCATTGCTCCTCTGTTTCTCCCTCACGAACAGCCATAAACTTGTTCATATTTCGCTTTTGACCAGGTGTCATTCCTGTTCTTATTTTTCCTGTGTAGGTATAAGGTCCTGGAGGTTGCTTTTTCCTGTATTTTTTAGGCTTTTTATTGTGCGGATTAGCGTATGGGTTTTTCTTCATTCCCCAAAGCCTTTTTTTTGGTTTTTCTTCTTCTGCCATTATTTTAAATCTTGAATTAATGTATCGTATAATTCTTCGGCTGACATTATGGTTTCTCCATCATCCCCAAAATCCATAAAAAAACAGTAAAATTCTATCTTGCAACCACCTTCGTTTTTCGGAAAGTGAAACTGCAATAATTTCATTGTAGCAGCAATAGCGTGACCATTCATATAAGAGCATTTCCCTGTAACTCCAAAAGCCTCTTGTATATCCAAACCAACTCGTCTGTCAAACAAAATTTGTTGCCTTAAAAGCTCTATTACTTCGCAAAAAGTGGTTTTATCTATGATGTTATTCATTTTGAATGTTTTTTGATTAAACGATGAACAGTTGCTTCCATTGTTTTAGGTTCTGCATTCCACGCCTCTACAAATTGGCTTAATGCTACTTTGCTTGGTAATTTTTGACGAGAAATATAAGAAACTAATTTTTCGTATTCTTTGATGATTTCTTGTGTTTCCGCCTCACCATTAGAAAACACTATTCCGTAATCACGTTCAACCAATGGAGAAACCTCTTTAATCATATCCTTTAACTTTACTTTTAATCTCATTTTATTGTAATGAGAGTTTTGTAATGTTTCCAAATTTTCAATCAACATCTGCATTAAAATAATCGTTTCTAATAACGTGAGTAAGTCTTCTTCTTTAGCTGTCATATTTTGAGTTGTGAATTTCGTTTGCTCTTTCGATTGCTGCATTAGTTGCTTTTGGTCGTGTTGGTTGAAATTGACAACATTCTTTTCGTGATTCATTAATTGTAATATAAGAATCAAAAGTTTTGTCTATACACGGAAATATTGTTATATAAATCCCCACCGAATCAAAGAAATCGATTATTAGGACGTTTTGGAATAACTCTGAAATAGATTCAAAAAACTGCTCTAAATCGTCTTTTTTGCATACAGAAAATTTAAGTGGTTTAATATTATTCTCCCAATAATATTCTAAAAAATCTTCCTTACATTTTCCTGTTAGTATCATACATTTTTAAGTTTAAAATACTCCTCCCATTCTAGGAGCGTCCATTCGTATTTAGTTTTGTTCCAAAGTTTATGTGAATTGTAAAGTCTTAAAACAGAAACTATAACAGAAATAGAATTTTCTTTTTGATAAATTGCCATTTGCGCTTCTTCTCGCTTTTGCTTTCTCGACTTGATTCTTGCCATAATTCAAAACAATTACTCCTTTGTTTTTATAGTTATGTTCGCTTTTTGGGATTTTGAGTTTCGCTTAACCCATCCCTCCACAAATTTCAACAACTCGTTCACAGGCTCCGAAAAACTAGAATTCGCTCGATTACTTCGAACAGTATTCTTGTTTCCTGCAAGAACAAGTGAAACTTCGCTGTAATTTATTATTTTTTTTGGATCCATTTTTGTTTTAGATTAACTTAATATTCTCAACCGTGATTCCGTTTACAACCACAATGGTTCCGTCTTCTTTTGCATAAGCACGATTGTTGGGTTTTCCGGAAACAAATACTTGCTGTCCCTTTTTAAGGTATTGGGCCATTTGCGTGTTATTTCCCCATCTAGCACATTCAAACCAAACTGTTTTTTCTACTTTTTCTCCAGCCTTATTTTTATAAGAATCATCAACTGCTACTGAAAAATTTATTACTTGATTGTTTGAAGTTTCTTTAACTTCTGCATCTTGGCCCAAAAACCCTATAATTTCGATTCGATTCATATTATATATTTTTTGTTAATTTTGAAAGCTTTTAAAAATAAAAAACACCACTAATATTGCTATAAAAACACATCCGAAAAACAACATAGTAGAAACTCTTTTATCTCTCTTTTCTTCCTCCAAGCATTGTTTACATACTAATTCTAAATCTTTATTAAAAATCATTGTGTCTTTAGGTAATTTATAACCACATCCTTCACAAGTTTTAAAATTCTCTTTTTCCATTTTATTTTAAGTTAAATTGTGATGCTCCTTTCTGAAACTCCTGGTAACGAAACCCTTTTTGCTTTACCATACTTTTGAAATCTCCGTGGCTCATTAATTTCATCCCTACAAACTCTCCTGTTTTCTGATTGTACTTCACTACTTCCATTATTGTATTTGCAGGGATTAAATCAGGTATGTATTTCTTCTTATCAGATGATGTCATTATAATTTATAAAGACGCAATTAATTCTTCTTTAGTTTTAAATAAAGAGTCTTCTTTTACAAAAAAGCTCATGTAAAGTGGTGATTCTCTAAACGTATATTCAATACCTGTTTTTTCAATGCAAATTGAATTAACTTCTTTACACACAATTTTATTCTCTTGAATGAAAAATAATTTATCTCCTAAATCGTATTTTGTTGTCATTTTACTCTTTTTTTTATTTAAAATAAGGGGGATTGACGCTCCCCCAAGTTTCGTTTTATGCTGCCAATCTAATTGGAGCAGAAAAAAGGTTGATAACTTTTGCAGTTATTTGTAAAACAATTCTACTTTTTCCTCGTGTATCGTAATCAAAACTGTTTCGACCCCATAAATTAGTCATTTATATATCGGCTGACCAAACCAACAAGCTTACACGGCATCGTTTTGTGGAGTCGCTGGGTTCTGCCCCCAGGTCTTACGAAAACTTAAAAAATATCAACGAACTATCTTTCTTTTAATATTATTATATGCTTCTGACGCCTCTTTTTCTGAATCAAAAGAACCTAAATATTTATTTTTACCGTTAATAAATATTTGCGACTGCCATTTTTTCATTTGTTTATTCCAAGTAACACCTACAAAATCACTAATGGATTTTAAATGAGTTCTATTAGTGTTTTCTCTATTTGTAATTATTTCTAAATTAGAAACGGAATTATTTAATTTATTAAAATCAATATGATTAACTACTAAATTCAATCCATTAGGGTTGTGTTTTAAAAACGCTATAGCCACTAATTGATGAATCATTTTAGTAGAAACTTTATTGTCCTTACATAAACTAATTGAGTAATACCCTGAACTATTAATTTGTAGTTTTAAGATTTTACCTTTTACTTTTCTTCCAATGGAACTAATCTTATCTAAAGATTTTATTTGCCCTAAATTGCTTATTTGGTAAAAACCTTTATAACCGATAATATCTTTCCATATTTCCATATTTCCATTTCTTTTATTTTAACAATTTTTAGCACCCTTAACATCCAGCGATTAAAATCGTGTAAATATTAGTCGGGTCACGTAGTTAGCTATCCCTCTGATTGTAGCTTAAGAGGTTCGTAACAATTTTTTAACTACTTGCCTAGAACTTATTTGTGTTGGGACTTGCTAATTACCGAACCATCTCTCATTCCTTTCTAAAGGGAACAACACATCCAACATTACTGCTGATATTTTTATTTATACTCGTGTCAATGTTTTCCGAGTTTACCATCAAAACTAATCTCATAAATGGTAGTTTTGCAGGATTTCGTTGGGACAATAGGACTCGAACCTATAACTGTAAAGTGCAGTAAAACTGTCAACAATACTCATTTCTTAAGCGTCTACCAATTCCGCCACATCCCTGTTTTGCGTGTCTTTCCACGCTGTCAGCTTGTCTTTCGTTTAAAACCTATTACTACAAATACCTTTTACCCTTTTAAAATCCTACGTCTTTCCGTATATTGTCAGTAGTAATCAAAATTTTAACCCCAAAGACAAACATTCACGCTTTCTTTGTTGGTTGTGGAGTGTAAAGGAATCCAACCTTTATAATGATGATCTGCCACCGTCCTTGCATTAGACGAACACCCCGTTTATCCGTCTTTCCAGATTGTCAGCCGTGTTGCACCGGCACCACTTGTTTACACATAAGCTTACGCTGCGTATGTCTTTCCATAAGTCCCTCGTTAGATTATGCTTACTAGACTATATGAGTTAGCCTTTTCAACCTGTAGCATTTAGGCCCATCTGCAACTTAACATAAACCTGTGATGAGTTTTCTTTAATGTTTATGCCTTGCTGGT